CGGGCCTACGCCCTCGGCATCTGCATCGACAATTCCGAGAATCTCAAGATCCGGTTCAACACCCGGCAGGCCGCGATCGCCGCCGGATACGCACAGCGCGGCGCGCACAGCCGCGGTTGCGAGCTGCTCGGGCTCGACGAAATCCAGCGTGAGATCCAGCGCCTGATCGACAAGACCGCCTCCAGGCAGGAGCTCACCGCCCAGGAGATCCTGCGCCGGCTGGACACGATCTACGCGCGCTGCATGCAGGCAGAGCCGGTGCTCGACGAGCACGGGAGCGAGGTCGGCGAGTGGAAATTCAGCGCCTCCGGCGCTACCCGATCGTGCGAGCTGATCGGCCGCTACCTGCGCATGTGGCAGGCGGAGGGATCGGTCAACGTCAACGTGACCGTGGACCAGGCGCGCGACTTTGCCCGCGGGTTCGCACGCCGCGTGCTGACGCTGATCGAGGAACACGTCAGCGACCCCGACGAACGCCGCCGGCTGATCGGGTCTATCGGGCAGGAGGCCCTGCGCGATGGCTGACGCGCTCGCCAGCATGTTCGCCGAGGCGTGGACCGATGAGGCCGAAGCCGCGCCGATGCGGAACAGCCTGCTGAGCTATGTCAATCACGGCTGCCCGAGCCACCGCCACGCCGCGCACCAGGAGCTCATCGCCGAGAAGCTCGAAGCCGTCGAGCGCGGGGACATCAAGCGCCTGGCGATCTTCATGCCGCCGCGACACGGCAAGTCCATGTTCGCTTCGGAGGGGTTCCCTGCCTGGTACCTCGGGCGGAACCCGACGCATCACGTCATCGCCGCGACGTACTCGCAGCAGCTCGCCGACGACTTCGGCCGCAAGGTCCGCAACCAGATACGCGGCGAGGAATTCGAGGCCATCTTCCCCGGCGTCGCGCTCCGTCAGGACTCGCACAGTGTGCGCCGCTTCCACACCGCACAAGGCGGCGTCTACTACGGCGCTGGCATAGGCGGCCCAATCACAGGACGCGGCGCACACTTGCTTCTGATCGACGATCCGGTGAAGTCGCGAAACGACGCGTCCAGTCCGACCCGCCGGCAGCAGACGTGGGATTGGTACACCTCGGTCGCCTACACCCGGCTCATGCCGGGCGCCGCGATCGTGCTGATTCAGACGCGGTGGGACCCTGATGACCTCGCCGGACGCGTCCTACGCCACGTCGCCGACGAGGGGTGGGAAGTCCTGAGCCTGCCCGCGATCGACGCGCACGGGGCTGCCCTGTGGCCCGAGGCGTACCCGCTGGATCGCCTCGAGGAGATCCGCCGGCAGATCGGCCCGCGCGACTGGTCGGCGCTGTACCAGCAGGAGCCGGCGGCCCGCGACGGTGGCGTGTTCAAGGCGGGCCCGATCGACGCCGCGATGGGACGCGTGTCGTGGTGCTCGTGCCTGGCCGAAGCCGTGCCCGACGCCGATGAGCGCAAGCGCGCGGTCGTGTGCACGGGGGTCGACCTCGCCACGCGCAAGGGCGAGGAACACGACCTGACCGTGTTCACGACGCTGCTCAAGGTCGGCCACCGCTACCGGGTGCTGAACGTCCGCTCCGCCCGACTCGAAGCCACCGCAATCCTGAGCGAGCTGTTGGACGTCTACCGCTGCTTCCACGCCAGCGCCGGCCAGGCGAGGTTCCGTGTCGAGGACAACGCGGCGCAGGCGTACATCGTGCAGATGGCCAAGGACGCGAAGACGATGGCCGCGCTCGGCGCGACGGAGGCCGAACTGTCGCGCATCGTTGTCACCGGCCACACGACCACGATCAAGAAGCGCGACCTTGAGATCGGCGTACCGTCGATCGCTTCAGACCTGGAGATGGACCGTATCGACATTCCTCGCCACCGGGAGACGGAGGCGTTGCGCGAGGAGATGCTGTCGTGGGCGCCTGACGTCCACACCGGGGACCGCCTGATGAGCCTGTGGATCGCGAGGGCTGGCGTCATGACGCCGCCGGCCGGAATCCGCCTGCTGTGAGGTGCCATTGATGTCCCTGCGTGAAAAGATCGCTGGCTGGCTTACCCGCGAAGCGCCGGCAGCACACGAAAAGTCGGCCACTGTTTTCGGCCCGAACGAGATGTGGATGCGAGGAGCTTCACTCGACGGGTACGTGCCGTCTGCTGATCCGAGCGCCATGGAGAAGAGCGCGATCGTCTACGCCTGCGTGTCTAAGCAAGCTCGCGACGTGTCGCGTTGCCCGCTGATCGTGCTCCGCAAGAAGGACGACCCGAAAAGCATCGTCCCCCCGTCCGACCCGCTCGCGAAGCTGCTGTCCTCGCCGATGCCCTGGATGTCGCAGACACAGTGGCTTGAGTACATCGTGACCATGTTCAGGATCCGCGGCGAAGCGTTCATCGTCCCCGACGACGCGCGCCGTCCGTCCGAACTCTCGCCCATCTACGACCCCCGCTACTGGCGTGAACGGGTGGACGCCAGAGGAAACCTGGTGGGCTGGGCCTTCCACGCTGGATCTATCGGGTTCGCCGTGCCGAATCCGAACCTGATCATGCAGGTCAGGTCCACGAGCCTCAGCAAACCGCATCGGGGGCTCTCGCCGCTCCAGGCCGCGGCCGAGCCGTACCTGATCCAGGTCTACGGCGACTCTCTCAGCCGGGACCAGGTGCGCCGAGGTGGAGAACGGGCGTCGATCTACAAGACCGCCGACGACCCGAGCGACACGCAATACGAGCAGATGCTTGCGCGCGTCATGGCACGCAAGTCCAACTCTGGCGAGGTGGGCCGTGACCTGATCCTCACGGGCGGCATGGACATGCTCGACCCGAAGCTGATGGCTCCCGACCTGGACGTGGTCGCGATGCAGGAGATGGCCGCAGAAAAGATCTGCTACGCCTTCGGCATGTCGATGGCCCTGATCGGTCGGGACAGCGCGGCGAACTACGTCGACACGTTCAAGCGTCGGCAGGCGATCTACTGGCAGGAAACGCTGGTCCCGATCGTGCGCGCGCTCGAAGGCGCTTTCGACACGTACTTCACGGACGGGCCGATGCGGACTGGCCTGTTCGTGCGCTTCGATCTCACGCACGTCGAAGCGTTGCAGCAGGAGATGGGCGCGACCCTCGACAACGCGGCCAAGCTCAAGGCGCTCGGTGTCCCGCTGTCCGTCGTGGATGCCGTACTGAGCCTGAACCTGCCGCTCGCGGACATTCCGGGCGCTGACGAAGCGTGGGTGCCGTCAGGGCAGTCTCCGGTGCAGGCCCTGCTGAACGACTGGAACACGCCGCCCGAACCGATCCCCCCGGCGTTGGCTGCCGCGAACGCGAAGCCGGAAGACGACGAGCAGGATCCCGAGAAAGCGGCCGCCGCACCCGGCCAGGTGAACGCGGGTCAACCCAACCCCCCGCAAGGCGGCCGCTCTCTCGTGACCAAGGCGTCGATCATGAAGCGTGCGTCGGATGCTCGCGCGCAGATCCAGCGTTCGCGGCGCCAGCTCGCGCTGGAGCGCGGGTGTGCGAAGACGTGGCGCCTTGAAGTTGGCGCCATAAAGAAGGCTGCGCTCAAGAAAACGATCGCGATCGCGCAGCCCGGTCTGACCGCGTCCAATGTCCGTGATGCCTTGTCCGCCGCGCTGGCCTCGCTGAGGCAGAAGGCACGCGAGGAACTGCCCGCAGCAATGGAACCGTACCACGTCAAGTCTGCCGCGCTGGGCGTGTTCTCGCTGCAGTACCTGCTGGGCAAGGTGGATCTCGACGATTGCGACCTGTACCTCAAGGCGCCGGTGCTGTCTGAGGCGTCCCGTGCGGTCGTGGCACAGCGCAAGAACCTCGTGGCGCAGATGTCCGACGACCTGTTTGCAAGGGTCATGGATCGCGTTGCGGAGGCCGTCGACACCGGGGCCGAGGTGTCAGAGATCACCGCGTTCGTGGCAGACGAATTCAACGCATCGGTCAACCGTTCCGTGACGATTGGCCGCACCGAAGTCGGGTCTGCATACAACGCATCCCGGTTCACCGAGATGGGCGAGCAGGGCTTCGGAAAGCACGAGTGGCTGGCGTCGGTCGACGAGCTCGCGCGCGAATCGCACGCCGAAAGCAACGGCGAGGTGCGCTCGATCGGGGAGTCTTTCCCGTGCGGCCTGTCGTATCCGATGGAGCCGGGTGGCGATCCAGGAAACGTGATCAACTGCCGGTGTGAGACGATCCCGGTAGTGGAGGGCTGACAGATGCGCAAGATGCTCATGCTCAAGGATGGGTCCGCGCTTGTGACTAAGGAGTCGCGCGCATTCGAGGTTGAACGGGGAGACGAGTCGAGTCCGATCGTGGCCGTCGTTTCGGACGAGCAGCCCGACATTGTGAACGACGTAATCCATACCGCGGGATGGGATCTGGAGCATTTCAACAGGTCGCCGCTGGTGCTGTGGCAGCACGATCGGTCATCGCCGAACCTGGCCGCCCCCGGCACCAGGGCTTACGTCGACGGGCCCGTGCTCAAGCTCGAAGCCGTCCACGACATGGGGGACGGCATGGCCGCGTTCCTCGACGGGAAGATCCGCCGTGGCGTGATCAAGGAGACGAGCGTGGGATTCCGCTCCGTCGAGTGGAAGGAGCTGGAGCGTGGCGTCGAGTTCTTCAAGCAGGAGCTGATCGAGGTGTCGTGGGTCAACCGCGGCATGAACCCGCGCACCGATGTGCTCGCAAAGACGATGCTGGGGATGCGGCCCGAGTTCGTGGCGCAGTTAGAGGACGCCGGAGACCCCGAGGTCATCGAGCTCAAGGCCGAGCTGGAGGAGTTCCGGGGTAGGGTCGTGACCATCGAGAATCTGATCGCGCGCATCGGAGAGAAGCTCGCTGCGCCCGAGATCGAAAAGAAGGCCGACGCGATGGCCGAGTGGGATGCCGCGGCGGCGCACATTCTTGGTCGGATGAAGACGATCGGCACCGCTTCGTAGCAGGGATCGCCCGAGGGCGTTCAACAGCTGCGGAGTTCCGATAGACGATGCGGGTTGGGTTGACTGGCCAGGTTGGGGAAACGAGTCGAAAGGAATGTCGGACAGTAACCTGACGCCCGATTCCTTCAAGGAGCTGGGCGCGGAGATGGCCAAGGCCGCCGACAAAATCGGTGGCGTCGAGAAGAAGGTCGACGAGATCCAGCAGAAGTTCGGCGCCGACGTCGCCGGGCTGGCCAAGGACGTCGGCAACCTTGAGAAATACCTCAAGACGACGCAGGGCGTGACGGGCAGGCAGGACTGGAAGCACCAGTTCAACCAGTTCGTCAAGGCGTGCTACTTCAAGCAGAAGTACGGCAAGCTGCCCGAGTGGCTGAAGCACATGGACGGCGTTCTCGCGGAGAACACCGTCGAGAAGGCGCGCGTGGACTTCACCAGCACGACCGCGGCGACGGCCGCCACGTTCGTGCCCACGCTGATCTGGGACGACATCGTCGCGCTGCGCGACATCTACGGCACGGTGCTGCCGCTCTGCACCCGTGTCACGGTCCCGGCCGGCGGCTCGTTCCGCGTGCCGATGGATGCGGTCAACCCCGTCGCGTACTTCATCGCGCAGGGGACGGAGCTCACGGAGGAGGGCACCCCGATGAGCTTCGGCTCGGCAACCCTCGTCCCGAAGATGACCGGGACGTGGGTGTCGATGCAGAACGAGCTGCTGGAGTCGGCGCAGTCGAACGTCTCCGGCATTTTCGCGGCGCGTCTGATCCGGGCCATCGTCAAGAAGGAGGAGGAGGCGATCCTCCAGGGCGAGGACAGCGGCGACGATCCGCACGACGGCCTGCTCGTGATCGCGTCGACGAACGACCAGACGAACCTCGCCTCGACGCCGACCCTGGCGTCGATGAGCACGTTCTTGTCCGAGTCGGTGACTGACGTGGCGTCCCTGTACGACACGGCCGACACGGCCATCTTCATGCACCCGGCGAAGGTAATGCTGCTCATGGCGACCACGGTCGGCGCGTCCGAGCTCACCGGCGCGCTGTCGTGGGGCAGCCCGCGTGACGGCGTGCCGCCGAGCATTTTCGGCCACAGGCTGATCGCGCACCCGATGTGCCTCATCTCGTCCACCTACTGGGTGACCATGTGCCACCCCAGCAACATCATCGTGGCCGAGAGCGGCCCGCCGGCGATCGAGTTCAACCCGTACCAGAAGTGGACCACGAACCAGACGCTCATGCGCGCGATGACCCACTTCGACTTCACCGTCGGCATCGCGTCGCAGATCAGCAAGGCCGACCACACGTAGGCGTCGGTCTGAATCGGGGGGCGGGGGACAGCCTCCGCCCCCACAGAAAGGCGGGGAGATGGCAAAGTACACGGTTACCAAACGCGGGGGCGTGGTGCTGTCGAACGGGCAGGTCCTTGAGCCCGGCGTGACCTTCGACTCGGCGGAAGTTGGCATGACCGGCGAAGGCGTGGCCAGGTATCTGGCCGTCAAGAAGATCGTCGGTGGCTCCGATCACCCGGGCGAGACGGGGATGGCCGACAAGATGGCCGACGCGGCGCCGGTCGACAAGCTCGGCAAGGGCAAGCGGTGAAGGCGCGAGTTGTGAGCGAGTTCGCGCTGGCGATGCCGAGCTATTCGTACATCAGGCCCGGCGAGGTGTTCGACCCCGAGGCTGAGCTGCT